GCAAGTGTTTCTTTTGGGTTCACAACATTGCCTGAATATACACCGACACTACGACCTAAATCACCCGGCAGAAAAGTACGTAACAAATATGCCGCACCTGCTGCAGCATCCTTCATACCGACATCTTGTAATGTTTTAACTATGCTACCTAAAGACTCTTGAAAGCCGTTACTAGCAACACTGGCGCCAGCGCTTTTGAATAGGCTTGCGATATCACCGGTGATGCTTGAGGCCGCAGATGTCAGATTAGACAAAGAAGCTTCTGAACCGGTTTGTTTTGTTAGATAAGATGCAATTCTTTCTGTAATAAGACTTCTTTCAAATCCATTCAAACGAAGATCAACCTGATCCTGTAGTTGTTTTGGAAAGGGCAATTCAATGCCAGATGAACTGTTCAATGCTTTATTAATTTGGCCTTGTGTTTGAAATACTCTGGACGCCCCTAAAAGAGGAGTCAACCCCTCATAGGTTTTTCTGTCCTTATATGCATAATCTTTAAATACAAAAAGGATACTGTGAGCCTCGGTTCGATTTGGGAAAGACATAAATTTTCCATCAGTAGTGGATCTTTTATATTGTTCCTTCTTCACCTGTGGTTTTGATGACATATTATCCTCGTTTTCTATATAAATAGCTTTACAGAGATATTTATACAAAAAAATGTGATTAAAAAATGGCTTATAGTGGAAGGTTTCGACCGAAGAACCCACAGAAATATAAAGGTGACCCGACAAAGATTATTTATAGATCTTTGTGGGAGTTTAAGTTTTTTCGTTATGTAGATTTGCACTCTTCGATTATATGGTGGCAGTCGGAAGAAGTCGTGGTACCGTATGTTTCCCCAGTGGATGGCAAACGGCACAGGTATTTTCCTGATGTAATTGTAAATAAAAGAATGCCGAATGGCTCAGTTAAAACTGTGATGATTGAAATTAAACCATATAAACAAACATTGCCGCCTGATATAAAGAATAAGAATAAGACAAAGACCGGCAGAATATCAAGAAGATATTTGAACGAGGTAAAAACATATGGTGTCAATACGGCAAAATGGAAAGCGGCAAGAAATTATTGTGCCGATAGGGGTTGGGACTTTGAGATTATGACAGAAAAAGAATTAGGAATTAAGTAATGGTAGCAAAGGTATTCGACGATATCCTTTTGAAGGGCATACGCTCTGGTCAGGCTCCAGCACGTACTGGTGAAGCTCGTAAATGGTACCGCAATCAAGCGGCTGATGTTGCTAAATCTGCAGCAAAGGGTGACAGACTTGTAAGAGAAACAAGTTCGGATAGATTAAAAGCCAAATCAAGATTTAGGATAGGCAGTATGTATATGTTTGCATATGATCCAAAGCATAAAGCAACATTACCATATTACGATAGATTCCCATTGGTGATTCCTATAGGCCCAGCCAAAGATGGCTTTATCGGCATCAACTTTCACTACCTCCCACCGAGGCTTCGAGCAAAATTATTTGATGCATTGTATGATACAGCAACAAACGAACGTTTTGATGAATCCACTCGACTAAGAGTTAATTATGGGATATTGTCAAACGCAGCAAAGTTTAAGGAATTTAAGCCTTGTATAAAACATTATCTTACACCACACATTAGGACCAGACTGATTTATGTAAATCCTTCAGAATGGGATATTGCATTATTTCTACCAAGCGCTAACTTTTATGGTGCCAATAGGTCCAAAGTTTATGCTGAATCACGTCAAAAGATTAGAGGATCATAAGAATGTCATTTAACATTTCTCAATTTAAATCAGCTCTCAACAATTTTGGTGGCCCATCACGGGCTTCATTGTTTGAGGTAAGTGTGATTAACCCACCGACAAGAGGCACAGGTGTTAATGCCACAAACTTTCAGTTCTTTTGTCAATCAGCGGTTGTTCCCGGGATTCAAATTGAAACACAACTGTACGCACCTGTTGCTGGAAGACCTGTACAGTTTCCAACCGGTATAACACCATCACCATTTAATGCAATTTTTCTTATGGATTCAGAACACCAATTACTTGAATTTTTCCATAAGTGGATTCAAAATGTAGTAAACTACGGAGTTGGCGGTGGTAAATTTTCGTCAATTACTTCGAGATCAGGTGGAACAATGCTACCATTTGAAATAGGCTACATGGCGGACTATTCAGCAGATATTATTATTAAACATTATACCGTTAATTCTGACGGCGCATCATATTATGAAACAAAATTACAAAATGCATATCCAGTCGCCGTTGGTGACATTGATCTTGCATGGAGTGATAACGATTCATATCTAACACTTCCGGTTTCATTTGCATATGAGCAGATTGTATATTCTGGAGAGGAAACAGGTAATCCTTTGGACGGTTTGGGTAGAGGTGCTGGAATCTTAGATGCACTAGGGGCAATCGCTGGATTTGTAGGCACAGTACAACAAACCGTTAAGCAAGGAACAAAATTTGATTCCGTACAAGATGCAGTGAATAGAATATATAGAGTTAGAAACTCTTTTAACAGAATGACAAATACACTTGGCTAAATTATAGGAGATTATAGTATGGGATTACCTAAGATTGACTTACCAATTTTTGAATTGAAATTACCCTCAACAGGTAAAAAAGTTAAATACAGACCCTTTACGGTAAAAGAAGAAAAGATTCTACTTGTCGCCCAACAAGACGGCGAACCAGAACAAGAAATTCTGGCGACAAAACAAATTGTAAATAATTGTCTCGTTGATATTGACATTACAGAACTACCAATGTTTGATTTGGAATATGTTCTTCTATTACTCAGAGCAAGATCCATTGATAACAGCATTGGATTTACAATTAAGGACCCTGATACAGAAGAAACAATAGAGCTAGAGCTCGACATTGATCAGGTTAAAATTACCAAGGATGATAAACATACAAATAAAGTAAAGATTAATGATGATTTTACTTTATTTTTAAAATATCCAAACATTGACCAATTTATCAATATTATAACTATGAATCAAGATGATCCATTAATGAATTATTTTATTATGACTTCGTGTCTTGATAAGGTTGCTTCAGAAGATGAAGTTCATGATTTTAAAGACTATACAGATGAACAAATTGATGAGTTTATGGAAAATATGACTGGTGATGTTGTGACTGGTATTAAGGAATTTTTTGAAACAATGCCGAAGATGCGACATGAGCTAAAATATAAAAATAAAAACGGAGATGATAAGACCTTTGTGATCGAAGGCATGAGGACTTTTTTTATCTAGTGCTGAGCCACACGAACCTGGGTGAATATTATCAGATGACATTTGCCTTGGCTCAGCACCATAAATACTCAATAAGTGATATTGAAAATCTGATACCTTATGAACGTGACTTATATTTCCAAATGTTAATTAACTTTATAGAAAAACAGAACGAGAAGAAATAAATGGCTAAATTGTCCGAAGAAACACAGGCTATTATTAATAGGCTCAAGGCCGAAGGTGATTTAATTCGCAATAGCGGAACCAATTCTCTTCGTTCAGTTAAAGTTGAGCTTGGTAAGTTTGAAGGCGTGTTTCAATCTATTAATACAAATCTTATAGATCAAACAAATATGCTGAAAGCAGCTTCAGCCCTTACACAAGAGCAACTTGAATCACAAAGGCGTAGGGAAGATTTTGAAGAAGTTCAAAGGAATGAAGAATCAAAAGAAAAGGTAAAAACAGGGCCACCTGGACCTGTAGGTACTGATAAAGGTGAGTCCGTTATGGGTGCTCTAATGTCTGGTGGTATTGGTGGAATTTTTAAGGATTTTGCTAAAATTGCATTAGGCGGTGTTGGTATGTTTGCTGCCTATAATTTTGCAAAAGGCTATATTGACGAAAAATCTGGCGGTGGTTTTACTAAATTTGAAACTAGTATGATCACAACATTTAAGGAAACGGACTGGGAGAAAGTTGGAACTTCATTTAAGGATTTTGCTGAAAAGGTACCGCAGGCTCTGCTAAAAATTACAGATTTTCTTACTAATCCATTAACTTATCTTGTTGGTGGGGCTAGCGCGGCGGCCTTGAGTCTGGCAATTAAAGGTATTAGCACAAAAATATTGACCGATAAAATTGTGGATAAAGTCCTTCGTGATCAAGGTATTGACGGTACCGGTGGGGGCGATAAAAAAGATGGAAAAGGTTCCAAGCCCAAGCCCAAAGGCTTCTTTAATCTTAGATCGATCGGCGCAGGGCTTGTAGGTGCTGCAATCGCCGCAGCAGAAAAGCCAGTAAGAGATTGGATTGCAAAACAATCATGGTCGGATACTGAAATTGCGGGAATACAACTAGGTGATGCAGCTGATACGGCGGCTATTGCAGGTGGTAGTCTCGGCATGGGCATGACACTTGCTGCATTATTTGGTTTGGGTGCATTGGGCTTACCAACATTAGTTATAGGTGGTACAATTGCGTTAGCCCGTATTGCATACAAATATATACAAAAGAAGAATGCGGAAGCAGAAGCTAGTTTTATCGGAAAATTTGATGAGATGGAAGCAGCAATAATTGAGGCCGGTGAGGCTGGTCCTTCCAACTTAACTCCAAAACAATTATCAAATATTCAAGATATAGCTGATAAGGGAATGGAGCGAATCGCAAGGGCCACAGAGAACGCAACTGAAGCTCAAATTAAAAGAATGCAACTAATAGTTCTTGAAGCTGAAAAGATACTTGCTGAAAATATGGATCCTAATGAGATCAAAACATTTGGGAATAGAAACGAACAATTCTCAGGCGCTATTAGATCAAATATTGCCACGGCATTAGAACAAGGTGACACGGCTGGAATCAAAAGATTAGCTGAATTTGCTGGTCAACAATATGATGATAGCTTTTCCCTACGAGCCATGAACTTTTTCAACAAGGAAAAATATCTGGAAAGAGCTCTAGGTGGGATGATTGATCAATATTTTAGAGATCTTGGAGATCCCAATGATCCAACAGATAATGTAAGTTTTGTTCCATTTAAAGACAGAGCAAAAATTAAAGAACAATGGGAAAGCCTATTGGCAGAAACTCTCCCTGGTCTTTCTTCTGGCACAGGCTTTGGGCCTAACTTTGGTACTGGTACTCCTGTTATGCTGCATGGTAAGGAAGCTGTTGTCCCATTTAATACACCCGCAGGGCAACTATTAAATACATTTTTTGATAAAAATTTAGCACCTAGGATATCAGGAATGGAAGGTATCTTAAATAGAGTAGAAGGTGCGGCTGGGGGTCAAGGTACTGTGATCATTAATAACGCACCTACAGTCGCACCTACAGTTTCAAATGTTGTCCAGGGTGGTAGTGTAATGCAAAATACTACATTACTAAATACGGCCGGTGGGGGCTCTAGCCCTATGTTACCAGGCGGCGT